TTGGCCCTTTGAGCTAATTCCGGCACAGTGTTCACTCCTGGTTTCCCCAAAAGTTCTTCTCTAATGAACTCACTTACCCTTGATTTGAGTTCCAATATCTGTTCTCTCCTTCCAGATGCAACTGCCAAAAGTGCCAATACTATATTTGTTTTGGGAAAGAAAGAAGTATATCTAACTGCTCCCAATTCAATGGTCCGCTTGACCAAGTATTTGCCTATTTCTCTAGTAGTGAAACCAACCTTAGCAATGATTGGGAAGATCTTGAAAGACAAGTCTCTCCTACCAAACCACATTCCCTTCATGCCAAAATTTAATCCTTCCGAAAAGGTGCTAGAGACCATGTATCTAGAACCGTGGAGCCCTTTCAGAAGACTACCATTAACTTGCTTTTTGAGTTGATATTCCATGAGCAGCAAGGGAAATGGTTCTGTTCGAATCAATCTGCTGGTGATCTCATTAGGTGATACCATGTAAAAAGGACCATTGTATTCTTCTGACAAATCTGTTCTATTTATTTTTCTCACATAATTGCTGTTAATCTGATCTTGATCCGACACATTGACCAAATTGCCCCCTACTTCATGAAATGGAATGAAGTTGGAAATGGGATTGAAAGTAGAATAGGGCTCAAACAAAGCATAAGTTATTAGATTGTTTTTCATCATGTCTGCAGGAAGTGATTCTGAACCCATTTCTCTTGTCTCAGAAACTATGTTATAAACCCTGGATTTCCTGGACAGATGTTTCTGCAATGTCTGATTCTGAAGTTGAGCAGTATCAAACACATTCTGGGCATGAGAGACTCCACCTGTGTCTAACATTTTGGGTAGTGGCAAACCAAAATGCTCAGTAGAAATCAAAGACAAGACGCCTTCTTCCAATGCCATCTCAGAGACAAATCCTGAGTTGTCTTTTTTTGATAGTTCAGTGGGCACAAAAGAATTGGATATGATGGTATAGTTGGGTTTAAAGGACTCTTCTTCAAAAGCTGTTTTCTTAGAACCTACTACAGCTCTCTTCATCACCTTTCCTCCTTGGTCTCTCCATTTGCAGAAATTCACGCAAGATTTGTACACCAAGTCCAATGTGTTGTACAAAACCCTCTGTCTGTTGCTCAGGTCTTCTCTGACCATACCACTATAATTGATATGTGTGAAAGATTGCTTGTCTGTAACTCTCCTGAGTTCATTTATGGTGAATCTTTCCCTCCCTAATATCTGCTCCAGCACAGATCCCTTTGTGACATTGAAGACCTTCTTGTCCTTGCCTCGGTGATGAGATGTCATTCTAGAAGGCAAAAAGGAGTCTGCCCTGAGATCTTCTTCCATTGTGACTGTTGAGCTAATGAAGCTAGTCATCAAATCTTTGATAGCAAGTTTATGACCAAATGATACTCCCTCTGGTGTGAAATAGTTCAAATTCTGAATGCCAAGTTCTCTCACTAATCTTTTTGTCCTACTAGAAGGCTTGCCTCTCATCACTAAAGAGCCTGATACTCCCATAGTAAAGAGAGGTGACCTTGTGTTTTTCAAACCCATCTCTAACTTGTCCCTATCATCCTTGAGAGACATGATATCTCTGGTCAGATTCTCCAATGCTTTTTCTTGATCCACAGAATTGTTTTGCTGTTGAGACAAAACTGAATAAACCCAACCAGCCAGAGGATGCATCAAACTTATCAAAGGGTCAATGCTTGGCAGTCCTCCTATCTCTGAAGGGAACAAATGTGTGAGAGCCATGCGATCTTCTCTCCGTTCATATTTGCCCTGTGACAACAGCTTTGTCTTCATATCGTGGATCATATATCTTTTGTTTTGTTGAAGAATTACTAGATCCATGCAGCAGACTCCTAAGATGCAAGACATGAAGACTGATCCCCCATGTGCCATGAGTTCTCTTCCTTGCTGAGAGGGAAACTGTAAGTCAGTTATGGGTGTGTCACCAGTGGGAAGGTCCATCAAAGCATGTGCCATCTTAGCAAAGGATCTGACCAACTTTCCTTTCACTGTGAACACTGAGTTGAATTCAGGTGATGTTGTGGTGGCCACTGACTTGGCACTGTTGGTAATATAGCCTAGGGAATTCAAGAGCCAAGAATCTTCTTTGGCATATTCTCTTGCTATATGGGTGAAATTGCCCTCTTGTTTGATCAATACAGTAAACAAAGTGCTGTCATCCGATGTCACAGCATGATCCTCATACACAAACAATTTCCCCCATTTTTGAGATTTAGATATCATGTGTTTTCTGAAGGCCACACCATCATCATGCCCTTGAGACGCTTGAGCTCCCATCAGACCTTGCCCCATACCAAATTCCATCAGCATCTCATTTGATCGGAATAGAGAGGGATCAACTCTGTTCAATCTCTCAAGCATCTGAGAA